CACTGCATTGACTCTGGGCACTCTCAGCCCGGGGTCTACGATGGTGTTCGCTACATCGACAACCGTGACGCGAAGCGGCACACTGAGCAGTATGATGCAGTCATCGTGAGCCGCACGGTCCGACCATTCGTCGAGCACACCCACCCGTTTATCGCAGAAGCTCCTCAGCGCATTCTCTGGCTGCACGATACGTTCATCGAAGGCGACGAGATTATGGAATCGCTCGTCGTTGATGGTGTTATCACGAACCTATTCACGCTCTCGGACTGGCACACCAGCTACATCCTGAACGCCGATCACGGCAACCACCGCAACTACGAGGTGCTCAAGAGCGCTGTATTCCAGACGCGAAACGGTGCAGTTCGGTATATCGACGAGGTCGACATCACCAAGAAGGACCCGAATCACTTCGTTTACAATGCATCCTATACTAAGGGCATGGTCCCTCTCGTCACTCGCATTTGGCCCGAAATCAAGAAGCACATCCCAGAAGCCCACCTGACGATCATCGGTGGCTACTACCGGTTCCGTGAAGGTGCTGAGCCCGACGCGCAAGAGAAGTCTGTCACTGAGTTGGCAGAACGAGCAGACCTTGCGAAGCTGGGTGTCACCTTCACGGGTGTTATTCCACAGTACGAGATCGCCAAGATCCTAGCGAACGCGAGCATGATGCTCTATCCGTCGCTGTTCCCTGAGACCTTCGGCATCAGCACACTCGAGTCGCTGCTCTACAGAACGCCGCTGGTCACCTGCACCTTTGGTGCACTCGAGGAGACTGCTATCGACCTCGCCTGCTTCAAGATCCCATACTCGATCCAGGCGCAGTTCAGCTGCCCTCGGGTCGACAACGAATATCAGATCCAGGCTTTCCTGAATGCCTTCTTCGAAGCATACAACAACCCTTATCTGCTCCAACAGAAGCGGTACTACTGTGACGTCGTCCGTGACATCGCAGGCTGGGACACGGTCGCCAAGCAGTGGAGACAGTTCCTGTTCCAGAAGGCTGGACTGTTCCTGCCCGTGGATGACTATAGAGAGGTTACTCGAATCAATGAAAAAGTCTCCCGTGTTTTTGGTCGTGTCACCCGGACCGAGCAAAAAGAATGGCGGTCTCATCAGCAGATTCAGCGCAAGATTTTGGTGGTCAGCCCATTTTGGAATGCTAAGGAATATATCGGCCTTCATATCGAGTCGGTTCTAGCACAGGACTACTACAACTATCAGCACATCCTGATCGACGACAATTCCGATGATGGCAGTTATGAACTGGTCGAGCAGATTATCAACGAGCTTCCACCACACCTCCGTAACAAGTTCGTGCTGGTACACAACACCGAAAACAAGGGAGCGATTCGGAACCAACTTGAAGCGGTCGAAAACTACAAGGAACAGGAGGACGATATCGTTGTTCTGTTGGACGGGGATGATTGGTTGATAAATAATCCGACGATCTTCCACTATCTCGCCGATCTCTATGAGAATGGTGCTGAGTTCACCTACGGTTCGATGTGGTCGCTGGCGGATAATATACCGCTGATCGCTCAAGACTACCCAGAGGAAGTCAAGAAGAACCGCTCCTATAGGTCGCACCACTTCAATTGGAAAATCCCATATACGCATCTTCGTACGTCTGTAGCATCGTTCTACAGCGGCCTAGACCATTCGCAATTCAAGACGGCCGATGGTTCTTGGATGAAGTCGGGTGCGGATAATCCACTATTCTATGCTCTGATCGAGCAAGCGCTTCCACACAAGATCGTTTGCAACAAGGAAATCATCGTCAACTACAACGACGTCAATCCTAACAACGACTACAAGGTCCGTGGGAAAGAACAGAACCAGAACGCTGACAGATCATATGTCGGTATTCCGGCGGGTGTTATTCCTGTTGAAACTCAATCGGTTACACCAGAACGACCTATTTCAACAAGCGTTGAAACATCGCTACCAGTGAAAACGCAACGTGAGGATAATATGAAACACATTCTGCTGGCGATCCCAACAGGTCGCTACATCGAGCCTGAGACAATGCGATCGCTGTGGAACCTGGACGTGCCCGAGGGCTACAAGGTTCACTTCGAGTTCTTCTATGGCTATCAGATCGACCAGATTCGCAACCTGATCGCCGACTGGGGCAAGCGCTACGACTACCTCTTCTGCGTTGATGCCGATATCGTCGTCCCGCCACAGACGTTGAAGAACTTCCTGGCAGCGGAGAAGGACATCATCAGCGGTCTCTACATTCAGCGTATCCCGAACACGCACACGCTCGAGGTCTACATGGACACGCCTGGCGGCGGCTGCACCAACATTCCATATTCGATGCTCAAGAACAAGGGCATCGTCGAGATTGCTGCCTGTGGCTTCGGCTGTGTTCTGATCAACAGCCGTGTGCTTCAGCGGATGAGCTATCCACACTTCCAGTACAAGTCGGCGCTGAACCATCGTGACACAGTTTCAGAGGACGTGTTCTTCTGCATGAAGGCTCGCGACATGGGCTTCAAGGTCTGGGCTGATACCAGCATCCAGTGCAACCACCTCGGCAACAAGACGTTCATCGTTGAGGATGAGAACCTGATGCGCTATCGTGAGCTGGGCGGTATCCCGATGCTGCCGAAGGATCACCTATCCTACATCACTGACCTTGCGACTAAGATCAAACCGAAGGTCATCTTCGACATCGGTTCGTCGGTCCTACACTGGGCGAAGCCTGCCCGCAACCTCTGGCCGCAGGCTCAGTTCTTCCTGTTCGAGGCGATGGAGGACGTCGGCGAGTACTACCATGAGGAAGGATTCCATGACTTCTTCCTAGGTGTGCAGTCTGATGTTCCCGGCAAGCACGTGCTGTTCTACTCCGATCCGATGAACTTCGGCGGCAACAGCTACTATCGGGAGACGACGGGCTTCTTCGACGGCAAGAAATCTCAGCGGATCACCAACAGCATTGACAATGTCGTTAAGCTCTATGGTGTGCCAAAGCCCGATCTCGTCAAGATGGACGTGCAGGGTGCCGAACTGGACATTCTGAAGGGTGCTGTTGAGACGTTCAAGGACACCAAGGATTTCATCCTCGAACTCCAGCACGAGAACTACAACGAGGGCGCACCGCTAGCTGACACGGTCGTGAAGTACATGAAGTCGAGGGGCTATAAGCTGGTCAAGCACTTCACCCGCACGAACGTTGATGGTGACTACCACTTCACGAAGGAGACCAACTGATGCAGCCGATTGTTCATCACGACAAGGTCAACCGCTATGACGTGCTCGACTTCGTCACCAACCAGGACGGGGTGGGCATCGAGCTCGGCATTGCCCAAGGCTCGTTTTCGGAACAAATCCTTCGCCGCATGGAGGACACCGACTTCTATCTCTACTCGGTGGATGCCTGGGCTGGTGACCGTGGACACGGCACTGAAGAGTACATGGGCGTGATTAATCGTCTGAGCCCATGGAAGACCTCAAACTCCATCTTGCGCCTGTGGTTCGGTGAAGCTCTCCAGCTGTTCCCCGACAATCACTTCGACTTCATCTATGTGGACGGCTACGCACACACCGGCGAGAACGACGGGCAGCACTTCCGTGACTGGTGGCCGAAGCTGAAGCAGGGCGGCATCATGGCAGGTGATGACTACTCCACGACCTGGCCTCGTGTCATCTCGGCAGTCAACCGCTTCGTAGCAGATCAAAGTGTCCAGCTGGAAATTATCCCAAACACAGCCAAGGTTGACAAGTGGAGCCTTGAGCCAACTTGGTTCGTGAGGAAGAAGTGACATCAATCGCACTGATCGGAAATGCCCAGTCTCTCTTTGACCGCAACTACGGAGCAGAGATTGACGGCCACGATGTGATCGCTCGGATGAATCGCGCAGCAGTGCTTTTCACCGAGCACTTCGCGTTCCGCACCCACGGAACCCGCACTGACATGTGGTTCATGTGGCGGCACAAGGAATACGAGACTGTGAATATCCTGAAGCCGCCATTCGTTATGCAGATGGCGTACTGGGAGGAACTCGACGACGAGTCAGTCCATCTCTACTCGACTGCACGATATGCAAACCTCCAGCATGCGCTGGGGGCGGTGCCCTCCACCGGCATCATGGTGCTTGATTTCTTGAGCACACTCGACTATGAGAAAATATCCGTCTATGGCTTCGACTGGAAAGCAACTCCTACCTTCACTGACCCAAAGAGAGAAACAGACAAGATGCTGAACGGCACGGGAGCACTGCATAACTTCCATGCAGAGAAGCTCTATTGTCGGGATCAATTCTTCTCAAACCCTAGATTCAATTTTAGATTCTAGTATTTTCAAACGGATATTCCGATTATACCACGCATGCTCTGGCTGTCAATGGAAATCTGATAAATAGCACCAACAAATTTGTAAAGGTCAGCCATGGCGACGAACCCATACTTTCAGAACTACGACAACTTCAATGAGCAGAACCTCATTGACGACCTCGTGATTGAAAGCATCCAAATCTACGGTGTTGATACGTTCTTCGTCACCCGCAACTTGCAGGGTGTGGATCCTATTCTGAATGAGGATCGCATCTCGATCTTCAACGCAGCATATCACATCGAGATGTATATCAAGTCGGTGGACGGTTTTGAGGGTGAAGGCGACTTCCTGTCCAAGTTCGGTCTGCAGATCCGCGACCAGGTCACCTTCTCTGTGGCGATCCGCACCTTCGAGCGGCATGTTATCAACCTGACCCCGACGATCAACCGTCCGAACGAAGGCGATCTCGTCTACATGCCGATGAACAACAAGTTCTTCAAGATCATGCACGTCGAGCACGAGTCGGTGTTCTATCAGAGCGGTGCCCTGCAGGTTTACGACCTGAAGTGTGAGCTGTTCGAGTATTCCAACGAGCGGTTTGCGACGGGCATCGAGATGATCGACCAGCACTACGCAGCGCTTGAAACGACCG